GTCCTGACAGGCAAGGGAGCCGGGGATTTCGACAAGGTCATGAATCAGATGGCCCAGTCTGCCGGCATGACCCGGGAAGCTTATGAGAAGATGCTGACCCCGTCGGAGCAGATGCAGATTGCCATGAACCAGCTGAAGAATGCCGGCATGGATTTAGCGGTGTCGTTTACGCCGTACTTCAAGGCCATGTCGATGCGCGTCAAGGAACTGGCGGCCTGGTTCCGTGCGCTTACACCGGAACAGAAAACGCTGATTGGCCAGGTGGCTTTCGGCATCGTGACCTTCCAGCTCTTCGGCTCGACTTTGGGCCGTATCCTGACGGTCGGCGGCAGGGCCTTTGGTACTTTTAACTCTATCGCTACCGGCATCAGCAAAGCCGGCAGTGTCTCGAAATACCTCTCGACCCAGTTCAAAGGACTCATTCCGGTCTGCCGGGGCATTGCCATCGTGGCCAGGGGCATGGGCAGTACCTTTCTGACTGCCGGACGCATGATGATCACCATTATCCGTGCCGTAGGCGCCGCAGCCATGGCCAATCCCATCATTATCGTCATTGCTGCGATTATTGCTGCCTTGTACCTTCTGTGGAGGAACTGGGATACCGTGTCGCATTATATCGAACAGGCTATACAGGCTGTATCGGACGCCGTCGGTGCGGGGATGAACTGGATCAGTTCTGCCTGGGACGGGGCCATGAACGGTATCAGCGAGACGGCTTCCAGTATCTGGGAGAGCATCAAGGATACCTTCCGGAGCGGTGTGAACTGGGTCATCGACCAGGTGAACGGACTCATTGCCAGCGTCAACGGCCTGTCCATCGACATTCCGTCCCTGACGGGCGGGGCGCCGACCCATGTGGGATTTGATATCCCAAGCATCAGCCACTTTGAAAGCGGCGTCGAGAACTTTCGTGGCGGCTTTGCCGTCATCAATGAAGATCGCCGGGGCGAACTGGTACACCTGCCCAACGGCAGTACGGTCGTACCCCATGATGAAAGTCTCCGCCAGGCCATGAACGCAGGCAGCGGCGGCATCACCATCCGCATCGATACCATGAACGTCCGCAGCGAGCAGGACATCGACGCCGTCGCTGAAAGGCTCGTCGAAAAAATCCGGCTGTACGGCATGAACCGCATGAAAGGAGCGACCCTCTGATGAGTTCTTTCTTAGCATCCCTGTTGAACGCCATCGGTCAGGCTCCATCTTCCCTCACGATTTCTCTCTCTTCTGAATCGGCAGCGGTGGTCTTTCCCGTCCTGCCTTCGGAGCTGATGGTATCTGTCAATACGAATCATGGTACGGTGAACATCAATAACTTCGGCGACTACCTTATGATGGGAAAGACGGGACTCAAGACACTGACCCTTTCCGGCTTTTTCCCGGCCCAGGATTATCCCTTTGCCATGATGGGCCTTGCGCCTTATACATACATCGCCCAACTGGAAACGATACGTACCGGTGACAGCGTCTGTCAGCTGACCGTGTCAGATACGCCGCTTTCCATGCCCTGCCTGATTTCGTCCTTCAAGTTTGGTGAAAAGGACGGCAGCGGCGATGTCTATTACGAGCTGGGCCTGACAGAGTACCGCTACGTCACAGCACCGGAGACGGGAAAGACCGATGCTGCGACAGGGCTGAAGAAGCGGCCGGAGTCGTTCTGGTCGAAGATGAAGAAGAACATCACCTATTATCCCGGGGACAGCATCGGCAACGTCATCGGCCGGGCCGTGGGGAAATCGGTGACGCTCAACAATGAGCAGTTCTCGAAGTTCCAGATCTATCGCAGTATCGTCCGTAACGGCGGTCTATCGGCGGGGGACATCATCCGGCTGACGACCATGAACCTGAAAAGGAATGATGAAAATGTTCCAGTTGGCAAAGATAAATAAGGCCGATACGGAAAACCAGCAGGCAGATAAACCGCAGAACACGGACTTGTCTGCCTATGTCCTTTCCTATACCTGGTCGGGCGATGTGGAGCAGGCCGGGAGAAAGCTGGAATTTGATATCGCCTATACCACGAAAGACAAGGACTGGACGAATGCCGTTCTGGAGCTGGGAGATGAAGTGTGTTTTTCCTATACCGATGAGGTCACGCAGGAGACGTACCCCGTTTTCCAGGGGCGCATCTTCTCCCGGAGCCGGGACAGCGAGTCCTATGCCATGCGCTTTGTGGCCTTCGACAACATCATCTATCTGGCCAAGTCACGCATTACCCGGAAATACGCCAATGTGACCGTGGCTGATGCCATCCGGCAGACCATCCATGACTTTTCCATCGAAGCCGGGACGATGCCGGACCTTTCCGTGGTGTGCAGTTTCATCGCCGATGACATCTCAGCGACCGATGCCATCAAGCAGGCGCTGTCTTACCAGTCGGCACAGGATGGCAAAGGGTATCACATCTACATGACGGACAGGAAGCTGAATGTGGTCTGTACCAATGACCAGGTGGTGGAGAACTTCCTCATCAGCGATGAAGCGAATCTTACCGGGGCATCTGTATCGGAGTCTATCGAGGACCTGGTATCCAAGGTGATGGTCGTGGACAGTGCGGGCCAGACGAAAGGCGAGATGCCGAATAGCACCGATATCGAACGATTCGGCACCATCCAGGCCATCTGCAAGGCCGACCCCAAGCAGGACGATGCCTCGCAGGCCCGGGCCATGCTGAAGACCGTTGCCCATGACATGTCCGTCAAGGCGCTCGGCCATATCTGGTGCATCGCCGGTTTTTCCGTGGACATCCAGGAAGAACAGCTCAAGGGGCGGTTCTTCATCAAGTCGGACAGCCATCGGATTGAGGGGAACAGGCACACCATGGAACTGCATCTGGTCTTCCATAAACTGCTGGATGAGCAGAAGCAGGAACTCGACAGTGCGTCCTATAATGCGAACCCGGATTACGTGCCGCCTATAGCGGCCGCTTCGGGCAGCCGGAGCGGGGCGTCCATGAGCGGAAATGCCGCCGGAGGCGATGTGGTGGATTCGTGCATGGAGAATTTCGATGGTACCGTTTCGCCTTATGGCTCCAATGGCTGCGTGGACCGGGCAACAGTTGCCGCTGCCGGGTATTCGCCCTTTGCCGCGCAGGAATACAACAACAACGTCAAAGGATGCGACCAGCTCCGGGCCGATGCCGAAGCCCAGGGACTGGCGATCCCCTACGACCCGGCACGGCTGGAGAAAGGCGACATCATCATGTACAACCGCTACAGCAAGCCAGATCCGAACTGGCATGTCGTGGTCTATGACGGAAATGGCGGCTGCTGGGGCAACAGTTCCAGCGTGTACGGCTGCTTCCATCATTATGAAGGGAGCATCGACATGGGGAGCGACTACTATCCGGCGACCATCATCAAGACATCGAGGGGGTGACGGGAGATGCAGAAAAATCCATACATCAGTCTGCTGAACCTCATGGAGCAGGTATCGCGGAGCAGCAACAGCCCGTCCATCCAGATTGGCGAGATACTCCAATCTCCGCCGGACATCCAGGTGAAATACAACGGCATCGTCCTGACCAAAGAGGAACTGTGGATTTCCCATTACCTTCTGGCAGGCTACGGCAGGACGGCCCGGGGCCATCTGGTATCGGCTACCCAGAACCGGGAAGGCGGCAGCGGGGATGCGGCGTATCAGTCGCATAACCACGACATCCATAACGACTACACTGATTCGGTGATTACCACGGATACCTTGAA